ATTGTACGTCTTAAACTAGCTGACGCTTAATCGTGTTACGGGGCTGGGGGGATTAGTCCTCAGCCTTTCTCTTTGGCCCCAACTTAAAGAGGTGTTAACATGGCTATTGCAGGTGTGAGAACAGAATTAAACGTTTCCATTGAAGCGACCACATTAAAAACTGGTTTAGTTTGGTGGATGGATAACGGTACAATCAAAGGTCAATCTAATGAGTTAGCGGCAGGATTGTCAACAACTTACTTAGGTAAGGCTTTAGAGACTGACGGTAACAAAGCAGGGAAAAGAACTCCGCGAGTTGCTAAGAACGACCGCCAAGTATTACCGTAAATAATAAAAGATAACCTGGCTATTGCTGGGTTATTTTGTTTTAAGGGTTAAATTATGAGTAACAGAACAGACGCACAAGCAGGGATTGACGCACAGATTGCAAAGCAAGGGGTTGCTGATTCAATATCGCCAACTAATCAAGCTAACGATACGTTACAGCCTATTTTAGATGCTGCGTTAATGATTGATGAGTTTAACGAAGTAATGAACACCTATGCCGCGCTCGGTTACACTCAGAAGCAAGGTACTTCAACTATTCCTTTGGTTATATCTGGTTTAACTGGAACAGGCAACGAAGATTTGACACCACCAGATAGCCCTCAACCTTTAACAGGTGGAGACTATAAAAGTTTTGAAAAAATCACAGGTTTTGTTGAGATTGAAGCTAGTGGCTTCTTGTCAATATCCAATAGCGAGATAGTTATCGGTCAAGATGGTGATTACTATTCTACCCACGCTTGGTTAGACGTTTCCTGTACAGGAAACCAAAACAATATCGGCTTTATATTTGGTATCGAGCGAGGTAGTCAGATTATTTTCAGTCAGCGACCTACAGGAATGCGAGGAAGCAACGGGCAAGACCGCACAAATATTTCAGGTGGTGGTTTTTTAAATAGCCTTGAAGCTGGCGATAAGATATCAGTATGGGTTGCTAGTGAAAATAACGCATCAATTACGGTTTATGATTGTAATTTAGGTTTAAACTTACGCAAAAAGAATTAAGGGCAAATTATGAAACCTATTCCAAAGCAAGCAGGTAACGGCTTTAAAACAGGCGTTAACAAACTTGAACAAGTACAAATTAAAAAGATGAATGAAGCGGGTAAAGACGCTTACGAAATAGGTTTGATATTAAAAGTTCAGCTTCCTATTGTAGAGTCATTCATTCCTAAAAAGAAAAAGAAAGCTAAAGCGAAAGCTAAGAAAGAGGATTAGCACATGGCTAGTACCGTTGATATATGGAATTTGGCTCTTAACTTGGTTGGTGATAGCTTTGTCGTAGACCCATTGGAGAACTCAACGGGTGCTGACCTTTGCCGGTTACATTACCCTTATGCTTTGGGTTTTGTGCTAGAGGCTGTTGACTGGAATTTTGCAACAAAGCGTATTGAAGTTGCCGAGTCTGCTACTGTTGAACCTGCTTTTGGTTTTCAATCAAGCTTTAAAATACCTGATGATTGTTCACGTATTATTGAAGTGTGGGATAACAAGCGAGGCAATACAAACACTCGCTATACACAGAACAATTTACAATGGCAGCAAGAAGGCGAATACATTAGCGCCGATACAAGCGGTCAAGTGTGGGTAAAGTATATTGAGGAAGTTAATGACCCAAACCGATTTACTGATTCATTTATAGCAGCATTAGCCGCTTACCTTGGTGCGAGATTAGCTATACCGGTAGCAGCTAATAGACAACTTAAATTAGACTTACTTAGTGAGTATAAAATTCTAGTTGATGAAGCAGCAGCGAGTGATGGTATGACAGGACGTACAAAAGTGTTACGCTCTAATGTACTGATAGGAGCAAGGGCTAGATAATGAACCTTTACCCATTACAAACAAGCTTTACCAGTGGTATTTTATCACCGCGCTTTTGGTCAAGAAGTGATTTACCGCAATACCGTTCAGGACTAAAAGACAGTGACAACATGATTGTGACACGTCATGGCCCTATGGAGTCACGCAGCGGTACGCAATTCTTTGAAAGTCTAGGTGATAACTACGCTAGACCATTCCCTTTTCAACTAATACCCAATAATGTAACAGGTGAAGCATTTAGCGCTATTGCCGTAGAAGATGGTCGGCTAATTGTAAGCGGTGCTAGTGGCTCGGTGTTCCAAGATGATTTAACCAATACTAGTTTTAATGTTGGTTTAGGTAGTTGGAGCAAAATATTTACATCTGGGTTATCTACTGTTAGTTGGTCAAGTGGTGCTGCGTTATTGACACCTCAAAAGATAACTAACGGCGCTTCAGCGGGCGTATCTCAGTTTGTCAATGTACCAATAGGCACTGAAAACGAAGATAGAACAATAAGTTTTGTATCATCTATGAGTAGTGGTAGCGCTCAATCAGCTATGGTTATAAGTGTCGGCAGTACGTCAGGCGGTAATGATTTAGCTTCGCAGCTTTTTAACACTGATGATGGTGAGATGGTTTTTAACCCTAACGGCGTAACAAGTTATTGGATAACTTTTTCATGCTTTAATAATATTAATATCGGCGCAGCCCCGCCAAGTGCGTTAGATACAATATTTGGTACGAGAAATTTAACATCAGCTAGTTCAGCACTAACAAGTAGTGGTGCGATTGAATTCGCACACCCTTGGAGCGCAGAAGATATAAGAACCATTCAGACTGAAATGGCCCCGAATGAATTTAGTATGTATTTTCTTTGCCAAGATAAAGCGCCGCAAAAACTTAACTACGACTTAGACACCAACACATGGTCTTTTGGGGTTGTTTCCCTAAGTGGCACGCCTACATCATGGGTGACTGGAAATTACCCTACAACATTAACTTTTTTTCAAGGTCGTAGTTGGTGGGCTGGCGTTCAATCCAACCCGCAAACATTTTGGGCTAGCAAGTCTAACGATGAAACAACGGTCGAGAATGAGCTAGAAAACCTAACAGTAGGGACAGAAGCAAATGACGGGTTAGAGTTTTCACTGTCTAAAGCTGGTCGTATTCGCTGGATGGAAGGCGGGGGTAATCTTGTTATAGGTACTAATGCAGGTGAGTTTTTAATAAACGGCTCACAAGGATTAATAACCCCAGATGATATTTTTGTTGCTCAACAAAGTGCTGAAGGCGGTGAGTCTGTAAATAGCATTCAAGTTGGCAGTATGATTATGTTTATTTCTGGTGACGGTCGCAAGTTGTTAGCCATACGCTACCAAGAAGACCAAAACCAATGGCGAGCGAATGAGATTAGCTTTACCGCTGAGAACCTAACGCAAGGTAAAAAGATTATCAGTATTGCTTATGCTCGTAACCCTGAAGCTATTATATGGTGCTTACTTGATGATGGTAGTTTAATAGGTTGTACTTATGACCCTACTACCGGTGTTATGGGTTGGCATAAACACTCGATAGCTAATGTATTAGGAATCAGTGTTAGTGAAAGGTCAGGCTTTAGTATTTTATCGTTAACAGTGCAAAGAATAATTAACGGCGCAACGGTTACTTACTTAGAAGAGCTAGGGACAGACTATATGGATAGTTACACCGCAGTCGAAACTAGTAGCGTTAATGTAAGTATTCCACATTTAGCAGGGGAAGAGGTTATAGTTAAAATAAATGATAACCAGCATCCCAATATAACGCTAGATATTAATGGTGATGGGGTATTAAATTACTTTGAAGATAGGGCGACTATAGGGTTAGAAATGCCTATAAGTATAACTACGCTAGAGACTGATTTAGGATCACAAGCAGGTTCAAGCATGGGTTATAAAAAACGCTACAGCGAGATAACCGCAAGGATTTATCAAAGCGCAGTACCACTAATTAACGGCAGACGTGAAAAGGTTCGTTACCCTGAAACGCCTATGGGCTTTAGGCAACCAGATTTGACGGGTGATGTAACAGTCAATAATTTAGGGTACAATGACGGAAGTATAAAAATTACGCAGTCATTGCCGTATAAACTAACAATTACAGGGTTGTTTGGTAAAATGACTCAAAACACACTTTAAGGGGTTTATTATGTGGGGTGCAATTATAGGTGGTGCAGGTGCTTTACTTGGTGCAGCTAGCGCAAGAAGCGGAGCTAAAAAACAAAAACGCATTAACGCTATGAATGTTGACTTGATGAAACAAACAAACCGCGAAGAACAACGCAGACTTCAAGCTGATATAACTGATAGTGAATCTTTAATGGGTGCTGTTACTGCGGCTAGTGGCGTACAGTCCACAGGCTCGCGAGGCTTAGCGATTGCCGACACCAAGAAAGAGAACGCAGCACAGCTCGCTTGGCTTAAAAAGTCAGGAACGCAACAAGTAAAAGCCGCTAAAATGGGTGGAGATTTACAAGTTAAACAATTAAGAAACCAAGCGTTAACGGGTTTGTTTTCTGGTGCTGGTCAAATAGCTGGTAGCGGTTTATTTTCAGGGGGTTAATTAAATGAAGTTACCAGGTGCAGTTAAAACAGGGGTAAGGGGTTTGGCTATGATGCCAAGCGTTGCTGCCTATGAATCACAAAAAGCACAAAGCTTTTCGCAGATAGGTCAAGCCATTGGTGGTGCTGTTGATAAGATAGAGCAGGAGCGCACCAGAGAGCAAACAAGACAGGTTAACTTGTCAATGTTACGTTCACAAGCGCAGATTGAAAATGATCTAAGCGGGCCTACTATTATGGGTTCTGAGATACCGAAAGAGATTGAAGCGGTTAGGACAACCAATGAAATCATCGACGGTAAAGCTCAGGCTGTTGATAAGCAATACGCTATGTGGGAAATGAAGCCGCAAATGTACAAAAACTACATGACAAAAGCAGTCATGAATAATGCGGAAAAGATTAGCAACGATAAAGCAAGGCAAGAATTTATTGAAACGGGACTTGCTAATATTGATGTTCAATTTGAAAAGCTTTCAACCGCGTCAGGTGCAGAACAAAGAAAATACAATAATGAAGTGCTTGAAAACGACATTAATAACTTGG